ATGGCTGCATTAAAAGATCCAAGACAGGAGAAATTTTGTCAGCTTATGGCTGCAGGTGGTAAAACACAGGAGCAGGCAGCCATAGAAGCAGGATATTCAGAGAGAAGCGCCAGGCAACAGGCAGCAAGACTGTTGACAAATGATAACATTTGCGACAGGATGAACGAACTTCGTGGAATCCAAGAAGAAGAGGTTGCAGATGAACTTCGCAGACTAAAAGACTTCTGGTTAGATGTTATGGAAGACGAAGAAGAGCGTATGAATGATAGGCTTAAAGCATCTGAGCTATATGGTAAATCGATAGCAGCATTTGTAGAGAAGCGCGAGGTTAGCGGTAAAGATGGTGAACCAATTACTTTTCGTTGGGCTGGTGATGATGGTTGAAAGTAATAACTATACCATACAAGCCAAGGCCTCTTTGGAAAGACATAATTCATCCTGCACTTGATAAATATCGCTTCGCCGTTATAGTAGCTCACAGACGTTATGGTAAGACTGTAGGAATGATAAATGAGCTGACTAAGAGTGCTATCAAAAATACGCTTATAAGCCCTCAGTTCGCATATGTAGCGCCGTTTAGGAATCAGGCTAAGATGATTGCATGGAACTATTTGAAGTATTACACAAGCGCGATTCCTGGCAGAAAGGTAAATGAAAGCGATCTGTTTATAGAACTGCCATCAAAGCATAAAAATGCTGTTGGGGCAAGGATATATATTATAGGTGCGGATAAGCCTGATGCGTTGCGCGGTACTTACTGGGACGGTGTTGTGCTTGACGAATATGCTCAAATAAAGCCTGAACTATGGGGCGAAGTAATACGGCCGGCGTTAGCTGACCGCAAGGGCTTCGCTTATTTTATCGGAACACCTAAAGGGCAGAATCAGTTCTATGAGATATACCAAAGAGCGCAACGCAGCGAAGACTGGTTTACCTGCCTTTATAGAGCTGATGAAAGCGGTGTGTTGGATGAAGCAGAGCTTAAGTCGATGATGGAAGATATGACGGATATAGAAATACGTCAGGAACTTTATTGTGATTTTACTGCATCGGCTAGTAATGTCGTCATCCCTATTGATTTAGTTACAGAGGCAGCACACAGATTGCTTCAAGAAAAAGACGTGCAGGGAGCTCCAGTTATTCTTGGCGTTGATATAGCCAGATATGGTGATGACAGATCTACTATTTTTAAGAGACAGGGACTATGGGTAGATGAACCTTTAGTTTACAAAGGTCTGGACACTATGGATATGGCGGCAAGAGTTATTGATGCGATAATAAGATATAAGGCCGATATGACTTTTATTGACGCCGGAGTCATGGGTGCTGGAGTTATAGATCGCATTAGGCAGTTGGGGTACAACAATATCAGTGAAGTCTACTTTCAGGGCAATGCACTGCATGAACAGCGTTTTGAAAATATACGTGCTGAGATGTATTTTAAGATGCTTGAATGGCTCAAGTCTGGCGGCGCTATACCTGATATGCCGGAATTAAAAAGCGAACTTAGTATCGTAGAGTACAAGTTTAGTAAACGTGGCAAAATCATCTTACAGCCTAAAGAAGAAATTAAGGAAAAGATTGGTAAAAGCCCCGATCTTGCAGATGGTCTTGCTCTGACTTTTGCAAGGCCTGTTTATCCAAGGTTAAAACCGGGTGATCCTGGGTATGGCCGGAAGATGATGTGTAATACAGAATATTCGATATTTTAAGGAGTGATAGCAATGGGAATTTTCAAGAAAGTATTTGGTGGTGGGAGTATTAGAATGCCTGAGGTTGTTGAAACGCCTCCGGCTCCTACGACAGTGACCAGTACGGAGACTGGAACAGAAACAGATCCGGCAAAGAAAAATAAAAGGCGCGGGTTTGCTTCCACTCAAGTGTCTACTGATCGTAATACTATTGCAGGCAGCAGTTCTGGAAGAAAAACTTTAGGTTAGGAGTTTGAAAATGGCTAAAGCTAAAGTAAAGCAGAAAGAAATTGAAACAATTGCGGCACGAGCGCCTGCGGAAACGCACCCGTCAGACGGACCATCTTTAAAAAGCCACTGGCCAGAAAAAAGAAAATTAGTTAGAAAGATGCGAGATCTTTATGAAAAACGGCTTGATTATGAAATCCGTTGGAAAGAGATTAGAGATTATCAGCTGCCGTTTATAGGTGAATTTGATAATACGGCTGACAAAACTAATCCTGCCCGCAGACGTGATTTGGAAATAGCCCAGGGTGTTGCATGGCTGGCTGCACAAATATTTGCTGCAGGCGTAATGAGTGGTTTAACTCCGCCTAGTCGCCAGTGGTTCAAATTAGGCTTTAGCAATAGCGCTATGAGTGGCGATATTGAAGCTACAAGAGTACTGGACATAAGGCAGGAAATAGTAGCCGCAGTGCTTTCAAAAAGTAATTTTTATAACAGCATACATTCGGTATATCTTGAATTGCCATTTGGACAATGCCCAATGGCAATTTTTTATGACCCAAATACAGGTATTAGATGCGTTCCTATGACTATAGGGACTTATGCGCTTGGTGTAGATGGGTTTGGAAAAGTACAGACATTCGCACGCAAGTATGAAATGACATTATCACAGATTGTAGATTGCTTTGGCAGTGAAAGTTTGCCGCAACATCTGCAGCAACAGGTAGCCAATGGCACCGGACTTGATAAAAAACATACTGTAAATTGGCTTGTAGAACCAAATGACAAACGGCTTCCAGGATATATGGATAGGTTGAATATGCCTTATAGGTCAGTTTATTGGCTTGATAAGTCGCAGGATAATGAATTTCTATATGTAGGTGGATTCGAAGAATGGGCTATACCAGTCGCAAGGTATCTCGTCAATGGTCTTGAGCCGTATGCCAAAGGACCAGGGTGGTTTGCTGAAGGTGACAGTAAGTCTCTTCAAATGATGAAAAAAGACTTGCTGACAGCCATTGAACTTGGAGTTAAGCCGCCGATGAAAGGCCCAGCCTCGTTGTTGAACAATGGTGGTATCAATCTTATCCCTGGAGGAATGACCGCTGTAGACGATCAGACACAGCAGTTTGTTCAGCCGCTATTCCAGATCAATTTAGATATTGACCATGCTTCACAGGAGATCATTCGCACGGAGGATGCAATCAAAAGGCATTATAGTGCAGATTTGTTCTTGATGCTGGATAGCGTAGATAACGGGCAGATGACAGCACGCGAGGTTATGGAGCGCACACAGGAAAAATTACAACAACTTGGTCCTGTGGTGGAACGTCTGCAGGATGAGTTTCTAACGCCAATCATTGTAAGGATATATAACATCCTTGAAAGAGCAGGAGCTTTCCCTCCGATACCGCCTGAAATTCAGGACCGCATAAGTAATGAGGATATCAAAATTGAGTATATTTCTCCGCTGGCACAGGCACAGAAAATGAGTGGGCTTGTTAATATTGAGCAGGCTCTTGCTACTACGCTGCAGATGGCGCAGGCTTGGCCAGAGGTGCTAAAAAAAGTTGATCCTATTGGAACTTTGTCCAAATATTTTGAAATGCTTGGCGCTCCTGCCGCTATGCAACGTAGTGATGATGACGTTAAAAAGCTCATTGAGCAGGAGCAGCAGGCGTTACAAGAGCAGCAGCAGGCACAGGAAGCAATGGCTCTTATGCAGGCAGCAGCACCGGCAGCGCAGGCTGCAAAAAACATGACTGAGGCTGCAAATGACGGAAATCCGGCAATGGCAGCTTGGCTTGGTATGGGAGGTGGTGCAGGTGGTGTATAAGTCGATTACAGACCAAAACAGCAGACAAGCAAAATTGCAGGAGTTTTTCTATAGAGAACTTCAAAAACGCGATCAAGATGCGCTGCTGACCATCTTAAATAGCGAAAGCGGACGCTGGTTTTTAATGCGGTTGCTGGACAAAACAAAAGTTAATGCGGATAACTTCACTGGTAATTCGCAGACCTTTTATAACGAGGGCATGCGAAAAGTTGGTTTATTGATTCTAAACGATATTCAAAATCTTGGTATCACTGGAGTAAAGCTCAAACAAAAAGCTGAGCTTGAATATATAAATACTCAAATCAAGGCACAGAAAATAGTTGCCGAACAATTGGAAGGAGACGATGAATAATGGAAAATGAAACCAACACAAGTGCCAACGATAACACGCAGGGCACAGAAACAGTTGAGCAGCAAGAGGACACACAGCATGAAACCCAATCTCAGGATACCCTTCTTGGGGGTAAAGCAGAAACCCAATCTCAGGAAAACGCTGAACAGATCGCTTATGACTTTAAAGAAACTGTTTCCGCTATGGGGGACTTTGAGTTCAGCCAGGAAGAAAGCGATAAGTTTGTAGAGGTTATTAAGGATATGGGGCTTAACAACGAGCAGGCGAACGCTATCGTTAAGTATGGCGGTGAGTGGGGGAAGGGTATTGCAGAAGCTGCTATGACCGCTGTTATCGAACAGCGAAATGCAGAAATCCAAAACTGGGGCGAGACGGCAAAAAAAGAGCTCGGAACAGAGTTTGATAGTACAATCAATCTTTGCGGTCTTGCGGTGGAACATGTAGAGAAAGCTGTTCCGGGTATCAGACAGGCATTAAACGAAACAGGCGCAGGTAACAGAATTGAAGTTATCCGCGCTTTTTCTATGCTCGGAAGGCTGTTGGAAAGCGATCCTGGCAAAGGTGTTGGTGCTCCTGTTGCACAGAGGAATAGTCTTGAAAAATTCTATGACAAAACAGATTTTACTAAATTAAAATAAGAGAGGATGAATGAATAATGGCAGTTTTAAATCAACTAGCTTATACTTTGGCTGACTGGAGAGGTAGACTTGATCCATCTGGGAATGTAGATGATATCATTGAAGTCTTATCTCAATCCAATCCAATTTTAGAAGAAATGACCTTTATGGAAGGAAATCTTCCTACTGGCATCGTGACTACTCAGCGTACAAAAGTTCCTGAACCTTCTATCCGCCGTATCAATACCGGTGTTCCTTATAAAAAGAGTGGGGTAAAGCAAATCAACGATACGACTACTTTATACGAAAACCGTAATAAGATGGACGTAGAGCTTTTGCGTTTGCAGAATGACCCTGCTGCTTTTCGCTACAGTGAAGATTTAGCATTTGTAGCTGGCTTTGGCGACCGTATTGCTAAAGATGTTATTTATGGCGGACTTAGCGAGGTTCCGGATGAATTTAACGGATTCGATATCAGACATCGTTATTTTGGCAATGGTGATGATCCGACAGCTGAGGGTTATACCACTCTTAATGCTGGCGGTGGTTCTAAGAATACCTCTATTTACTTCGTAAACTGGGGTGAGCGTACCTGTTCTGGTGTGTTTCCTAAAAATGGCAGCGCTGGTTTGAAAAAAGAAGATCTGGGACAACAAACTACCATGGCAGATGATGGAACTGAATTTGAAGCAATGATTACGAAATGGACATGGAATGTAGGGCTGACTATTCGCGATTACAGAGCTGTCGGAGCTATTCGTAATATTGATGCAGCACAGTTTGCATCTGCAACTTCTGCTCAAAAACAGAAGATTATTGAGAATGTTATTCGGGTCCATGACCGACTGAGAAACCCTGACAGTGTTATGATGTACTGCTCTCGCAGCATGTATACGCTGTTCAAGTTGTGCTTGATCGATAAAAATAATGTCCATGTTGAGATGGAAACGCTGGCTAATGGCATTAAAGTATTAAATGTAGATGGCATGCGTGTGCGTAAACTTGACTGCATTCGTGAAGACGAAGCTAAAATTGAAGCATAAGGAGTGAAGAATAATGAGATTAGACAAGGAAAATATTTTCTTTGAGAAACCTGCTGCAGAATTAGTTGATGGTGTTCTCGGTGATGTTATCGCTATGGGTGGCGGTGACAGCATTAATCCGATGTGGCTTTATGTAGGACCGAAGCTTGAAAGCGGCAGCGTTGCTTTGACATTGGAGACTGCTGATGATGAGGAGTTCAGCGAGGCTGTAGCACTGGGAAGTTTTACACTTGACGAAAAGGCACCTGTGAGAGCTAAGGTTCCTTTGGGAGTAAAAAAATATCTGCGCATTAAGGCCAGTGAATCCAGTACTCCTACTAATGCAACGGCTGCTAAAATTGTTGCAGCTCTTGCTGTGGATGTTGATTTTAAATGATTTTATATAGTAACGGCAAGACGGTTATACCTGGCAGAAGGCTTGAAGATATGTCAGCCAATGAATTGAGAGTTAAGCTCTATAATGCTGATATTAAATATCCGGTAAATGCCAGCAAACAAGATTTAATCAGGCTTATTAGAGAAAATATTAAATAACACCTATATAGTCATGTGACGGCTATGTACAAGCACTTAGGGACGTCTTAAAGGCGTCCCTATTTTAATAAAGAGAAAAATAACATGGAGGTGTTTCCGTGATGAATAATACAGATATTTGTAATATGGCCTTGGCTTATTTAGCCAAAGGCCGCATTTCTTCTATTGATGAGAATAACGAACTTGCAAGGCAGTGTAAGTTGTTTTATGACCATAGCAGAAAAGGACTATTGCGAGAATACAGTTGGGGATTTGCTAAGAGGATTATCAGGCTTGCAGAACTGGATGCTTTAAATCCTGATTGGAAGTATGTGTATGCATATCCAGAGAAATGTGTATGTGCAAGGCGCATATTTAATGAAAAAGAAAATGTAAGCAGTTTAGAGAGGGACAAGTATGATTTGTTCTTGGTTAGCGACAATACGCAGGCTATCGGCTGCAACGTATATCAGGCATATTTAGAGTATACTTATGATGCTGAGAATGCAGAACTTTTTAGCTCGGACTTTACAGAGGCGCTGGCAAGAATGCTGGCCTTTAATATTTGCTTGCAGTTAAATGGTAATGGAACTATCCAACAAACACAGTATCAGCTGGCACAGGCTGCATTAAGCAGAGCAAAATATACCACAGCAGCTGAACGTCAGGATAAGCTGGATTACCCTGACAATTATTTTGCTGCGAGGATGTGATATTATGGCTAGAGGAAGCGGACCAAATCCTTTTTATGTACTGCAACCTGCATTTACTGCAGGTGAGATATCTAATGCTGTTGCTAATCGTGTCGATTTGGATAAATATCAATATGCTCTTTTGACTGCTGAAAATTGTTATATTCGTCCTTATGGACCTGCATATCGTCGTAGTGGTACGGTTTACTGCATTGCTACCAAATATGCTGATAAAAGGTGTATTCTGGCTGGATTTAATTTTACCGATGATATTAATTATCTGCTTGAAATAGGCGATCAGTATATTCGGATCCACAGAAATGGGAATTATTTAGGGATAGAAATAGTAACGCCTTTTACAGAAGCTGATTTGGAAAAATTGAGATTTGCTCAGTCAGCAGATGTTATATATATCACAAGTGGGAATTATCCAGTAAAACAACTGGCTAGATATAGCGAAGATGATTGGAAGTTTGGCGATTTTGAAATTACTCATGCTTATTTTGAAGATGAGGTAACTATGGATTTGGTTGAGAGTGCTGTTTACACGGCGCCTGGCAATTATACGTATACAGTCCCGAAAGATGGCCGTTATACAATAGAAGTAGCTGGTGGCGGCGGTGGCGGCAGTGGTGTAGCCAGAAAAGCAAGTGATAAGCAAAGTTCAGGTGGCACAGGTGGTCGTGGTGGTTTTTACAGTTTTGAGATGGATTTGACCGAAGGTGATAGTTTCCCTGTAACTGTGGGAGCTGGTGGCAAAGGTGGTGCTGTGCATTATGGAGCTGGTTACGGTAATGCTGGTGGCAACGGCGGAAGCAGCAGCGCTTTTGGTTGGGTAGCTCAAGGTGGTGGTGGAGCTACTGCAGCTTATTCGGAAGAACATGGTGCAAAGAACGGAAGCGACGGAACCAACTATGGTAATGGTGGCATTGGTGGTAAGAAAGGTGTTGCTTATGATGAAAATAACCTTTCAGGAACAGATGGCTCTAACGGCTGGGTTACTATAGCGTTTCAGGATAATCCAAAGGTTACGCCGTCCAGCACAACAGGTACTGTAACCATTACAAGCAATAGACCGATTTTCAACGAAGGGCTGATTGATGGTAACATCAGGCTGACGCACGAGGTAGAATCTTTTTCAGTAGAATTGAATTTGAAGGACAATGCTACTGGAACTACTGGCGCTGTTGTAGTGGGAGAAAGTTGGAAAGTTATTTCTGGCGGTTCCTGGACCGGAAGTTTCCAAATACAAAAAAGTGAAGATGGTACTACATGGAAAGAATACCGTAAATATTCAAGCACAAACAATTTTAATCCTACTGAAAGCGGGACAGTAACAGACACTACCTATTTGAGAATAGAGGCGTCTATAACGAGCGGTGATTTGACTGTAACACTAACCGCTCTTCCTTATACTAAAGATGGTACAGCAAAAATAATTAGCTATATCGATGAATATAATATTAAGGCAATGGTAAATGAGCCGTTTGGGTCTACCGAAAGTACAACTACTTATGCTTTCGGAGCATGGGACAGCAATTTCGGCTATCCAAAAACAGTATGCTTTTTTCAAGACAGACTTTGTTTTGGTGGAAATAACAAAAGACCTTATATGGTTTGGATGTCAAAAAGCGGGGATTATCCTAATTTTGGCGTGGAGAAGGTTAGTGGGACGATAACGGACGACAGTGCTATTGCTGCATCATTTATCAGCAGAAAACAGTTTGATATTTTACATTTGATCCCATCTGTTGACCTTCTTGTCTTAACACAAGGGAACGAATGGATCGTTTCTGGAAGTGAGGTTGTAACACCAACAAATATCACACCCAAAATGCAAACTACGAGAGGCTGCAGTAATTGCGAGCCACTTACAATCGGCAATAGGATTGTATTTGTACAGGGACGTGGTTCGACAGTTCGTGATATGGGCTACAGCTTTGAAACAGACAGTTATGGTGGCATGGAATTAACAATACTGGCAGGGCAAATTATAAAGGGGCTTTCTATTATCGATTCAGCTTATAAGCAGGAGCCGGACAGTATAATTTATTTCGTGCGTAGTGATGGCACGATCGCTTGCCTGTCTTATATAAGAGAGCAGGAAGTATACGCATGGTCCAGGATCATTACTGATGGCGAATTTGAAGCTGTCGTGAATATTCCAGAAGGGGACGAAGATAGTATCTACGCTGTTGTAAAACGTGTGGTAAATGGAGAGACGGTTCGCTATATTGAACGCTTTGATAATAATTATGATGGTGACAGTCCGAATGATTATGTAATGCTGGACTGTGCTAAAAAATACGATATGGAGGAAGCAACAGATACTTTAACAGGACTTGGTCATCTTGCCGGTAATACAATTTCTGTGTTAGGAGATGGACGTGTATTGAGAAATTATACGGTGCAGGATGATGGCACTGTTAAATTGCCGATACAAATTAAACGTGCAGTTGCAGGATTACCATATACTATGAATATCGAGCTTCCAAACATTGAAGTCCAGTTACAGGACGGAACTATGCAGGGAAGATTTAAACAGGTCTCAGAAGCGATTTTACGAGTTGAGAATACTCTTGGCGGTGAAGTTGGCACCGAATTTGGGAATCAGGATGCTATCGCCTATGATGAATTTAGTATGACTGAAAATATGAAATTGTATAGTGGAGATAAAAAGGCTACTCCACCTACAGGAGGGTTTGATCGAGACGGAAGGCTGTGCATTACAAGCAGTGAGCCGTACCCATTTAATTTACTAAGCGTAACAAGGCAGGTGACATTTGGTGGCTAAAAAATATAAGGTTGAAGTAGCGGATGTCGATAATGCAATAGAGATTGCTGCAGCGTTGCTGAAAGATTTGCGGGACAGCGACAGGCAGGAATTAGAAGCATACGATGAAGATGCAGTAACGCTGATTGCCAGTAGTATTGAAAATGCAGAACATTGTTATATTTACAGGGATATGAAAGATAATATTCTTTGTATTGTAGGGTTAGCTGCTATTCCCAGTGTTCCGGGAAAAGAAATTTGGATGTTGGGGACAAAAAGGATAAGCTGTTTCAAAAAAGAGCTGCTTATTTGCGCTGCAAGGCTTCTAATCAAGAAATGGGTGCAAGAATATGGACGGCTTTATAATTATGTTTATAGTGGCAATTCTGCTTCGATACGGTGGCTTGCTAGACTTGGGGCAATGTTCCTGGCACCGATAAAAATAAAAAAGAACGGAAAAGAGTTTCTTCCGTTCGTAATTGAGGAGGGGAGTATATAATGTGTATAGACCCAATGACATTAGGTATAGGGCTTACAGCATTACAGGGTGTATCTGCCATCTCGTCTACAAATCAGCAGGCTAAGGCACAGCAGGCATATTATGATGCGCAGGCACAGGCTGCAGAACAAAATGCTGATATTCAGGCAAAGCGTGGTGAACAGATAGCAGAGCAATATGCTTATGAACAACAAAAGCTCAATGATAGACGCCGTATTGCGGCAGGTCAGCAGGCGGCCGCATTTGGTGCTGCCGGTATCAGCGGTGATATGGGTACAGCTCTTGACCTTAGTGATTCGAGTTTTAGAGCATATAGAAAAGACAGTAATCAGCTTTTAGGTAATCAGCGTAACGACCAGTGGAGCAATTATCTTGGTGTAGTGAATTATAAAAATCAGGCTAATGCGGCAAGAGCTTCTGCTTACAATGTTAAACAGCAGGCTAAGCAACAGAATATGGGTACTATTCTTGGAACGGCTGCGAACATTTTCAGCGTATATAACAATTTTGGCGGGAGCGGGAAAACTGGCGGAGCAGCCTAATCTTATGGCAGAGGTGGTAATGGTTATGGTTGGGGTAACAGCGGTAATCTGACCTTTGGAAATTATAATCCCAAAAAATATGGGCTATACTATGGTAGTTTATTTTAACTTGCATTGATATGAAATGTATTATATAATAAACGAAAAGAGATAGCTTGATATTGGCATGTCAGCTCTCTCCTGAAAAGTATAGACTTGAAGAAAAGGCCGACTACACCATTAGTTGGTCTTTTGTCTTATGTAAGTAAAATTACTTGCGATTAGACAAAATGATAGCAACGAGTGTACCAAAGGTTACCATCAAAGATAAGGCTTCGTATACAGTCATGCTATCACCTCCCTTGACAGGGAGAGAATCCGACTATCAAACTATCTCGGACAACATTATAACACACCTTTAAGCGCTTAACAATTTGTTAAAGCGCTTTTTCTATGCCCGAAAAGGAGGTATAAACAGAATGAAATTTAGTCAATATGCAGAGCAAGTAAATCCAAATACAATACAGGGGCAAGTACAAAGACCAGGCGATTTAAACAGCTACGGCGGTAATGGCGCTGGGTATGAGGCTATTGGTAGAGGATTGGGGGCTGCAAATGAAGCAGTCTTTAAACAAATGCAGAATGATGATATAGCAGCTGTTTTAGATGCATCTAATGCAATGAATATGGAATTGATAAATTTCTTTAATGGAGAGGATGGTATTCTTGGACGGCAGGGCGTAAATGCAGAAGGAAGCCTTAAAGAATCAGAAGATTTTATAAACAAAACTTTCGATAAGTATGCTTCTACCTTAGGTAACGAAAGACGTGCACAAATGCTTAGACAAAAATTCAATCCTAATGCCTTTAATTATCTTCGGTCGGCGGCATCTCACGAAAGAAAACAGAGACAAATAGCAGATGATAACAGGTTTAACACGGCTGCTAACAATAACATTAGCAATATGCTTATAAATTATAATGATTTAGATGCTATGAATGAAATCATAAAAGATACCAGTACTTTAGTGCAAATTCGTGGTGAACAAAAGGGTTGGGACGATGAAACTATAATGCGAGCAAAAATTGCTGCGGTTACTGATGGATTAAAAGTAGCAATAGGCGATGCAATGAGTAAAGAAGATTATAACAGTGCGGATACTTTACTTAGGACTTATAAGGATATAATAGATCCTAATGTATATACTACACTGACTAATAGTCTTGCAAAAATTAGGCTCGAAAATGTTTATTACCAAACTGCATATAATATAGTCGATAAGTGTATTGGAGCTGACGGATATGTGGATGAAGCAAAACTCAGCCAGATGATTGATCAGGACTTTGGACCTGAAAATGATATTTTAGAGGGAATTGTTCCGTATTCTATACCAATCAGCACTGGAGATAATCCTGATTTGAAGAATCTTAATCCGGAATTAAAAGATTCCTTGGATTTGATTGGTGGAATTTTAAATCAAATGGGGTTTGGAAATGTTGCAGAGATTACTAGTGGATATAGAGATAAGGAGAGAAATACTAGGGCTGGAGGTGTTCCCAATAGTAATCATATTACTGGTAATGCTGTTGATATTTATTTAGGTAATATCAATGCAGCTCAAAAGGAACGGTTAAAAAAAGTATTTGAACCGTATTTTGGCGAAGTTATTTATCATAATGCCGGTAGCGGAGATCATTTGCATTTAGGTGAATATAAACAAAATCTTAGCCCTAATAGTGAGATCAGCAGTCCGTTTAATCCTCAGATGTATAAACAAGTTCGACAGTTAGCTAAAGCTAGAGCGTCTGATATAAATAATGCGAAAAAACAGGAAATTGCAAAATACAAGGAAAATTTGGCTTTGCAAATAAATACAGCTCCTACAGAAGCGGAAGCGGTAAGGCTTATCAATGATTCTAATTTGAGTAATAAAGAAAAAATATCGTTGATAAAAGCTCAACGTGAAGTTAGAAATCCTGCGAATTATATGACTACTGCGGATAAAACAATGTGGGAATATGTAAACAGTGGTAATTATAATAAAGATTTAGCGTTAATGGAAGAATATAATAACCGTGCTATGGATAGTGCTGATGAAATAACTCCTGCTCAGCAACAGAAATATGATAAAGCAGCTCGGCATTTGAATGACTATTATGCTTGGGCGAATCCTAATTATCATACCAGAGATTATAAACAGGACTATAGCAATAACCAAGAGTATAAACAAATGCTTTCAGATATTGAATATATGGCGGAAAGAGGTGCTTCTAAAAATGAAATAACGGAATATGTGCAGGAAATAGCTAAAGAAAATGGCTTTGATGAACAATATATTCTTGACACTATTATGTGGGATAAATTAGGTAAAATTGAAGGCGGTGTAAAATAATGTCAACAGCAAGAGAAAAAATGCTGGCAAAGTTTGCAAATAAACCGGTTCTTGAAAATAAAGGGTTCTTTCAACGAGCTGCAGAACGTGTGGCTGAGAATTATTTAAATAGCCAGAGTGAAGTTGAACCGTCATTAGAAGAAAAAATGGAAGATGTAACTGCGGAAGAAAGAGGTAAATTTTTTGAGGGTGTGGGTGAACGATTGGGAGAAATAGCAAGTAATTTCTCTACAGGAGCGATACAAGGCGCACAAGAGGTCGGTAGGCAAGCTAACCGGCTTGCGGTATCTAATCCACTCGCATTGACTGGAACGCCGATGCAGGGCGGATATACAAATGCTCCAGCTCCGATGCAGACAGAAGAACAGGAGAAAGCAGGGGAGCTGTATAAGAAGGCTACAGGCAATTTTACAGAAGAAACTATAGCACCAGTTGCAATGGCTACAGCACTGTTAGCTCCAAGTAGTTTTGCCGCACCAGTTATTTCTCCTTTTGCTTTGTCTAGCTTAGAAACTAATGTAAAAAAAGAAGGCATTAAAGGCGTAGGTTCGACAGCCAAAGAATTTGTGCCAGGATATGGGTTATATCAATTTTTCTCTCAAAAAGATATTGGGAAGTATGCAAAAGAACAACCGTCAGCATTTATAGTCGACGCATTTGGAAGTGCAATTTCTGATATATTATCCTTAAAAGCTGGAAAACATGCAGTAAAGGAGAACACTTTCAACTACAGAACAGCAATGTCATCTTTGTTAGGCGAAACAGAAAAAAGAGCGGCATATGCTGCATCAAAAATTTTGCATAATATATATGATAATAGCAAAGAGAATCTACCTGAATTTAAAATGCAGGAGGTTAGTGTAGAACCGTTAAGAGATACACGTAAAGTTCAAGGTATGTTGAGCGAAAATCAAAGTCTGCCAGAGGTAAAATTGGCTATTGATGAACAAAACTTTGCTAAAAATGTTGATGCTATTGTTCAAAATACTTATGAGGGCGATGGTGCCGTTCCGGTCATGTCTACGCCTCTCGCTTTGGAGTTGGCTGGTGCTGAAATATTACCTGTTGAAATAAGTCCTAAAAACCTAAAAAAAATCACCATAGGCAAGCATAATGTTGCTAATGGTGAAGGAATGACCCCGGATATTGTAAAACAAATACCTCGGGCTTTGACTGATCCTCTTATGATTTTTGAGGCAGAATATAGCGGCAAAAAAGGCGAAAATAGGATAATTGCAGTATTGGATTTAAAAGATCAGAATGGCACAACGATTGTAACACCATTTGAATTAAAGCAAAAAAATAATAAAAAGGGCTATGAAATCAATGAAATGCTTAGTGCTTTCGGAAAAGAGGATAAATTTACTAAGCAACAGGCCACTAAATGGTATGAAGATAATGTAAGTGCTGGCAGATTGCGGTATATAAATAAAGGAAAAACTGCCGAATGGCTCAAATCCGCAAGGGACGAATACCCAATGTTGGAAAGAGCAGTCGACAGTTCTCTTACCTTAAATATACCCACTGAAAAAGACTTTGTCAACTTAAAAAATAGAAAGACAGAACAATATTCTTTGGGAAATAAGTCAACTGGAGAAGAAGTTACTTTTGGTAGATCTGGACGAACTAGAAGCGGAGATGAAATTAAGCCGGTTACTAGAAAAGAGGTTGAAGCTGCTTTCAATGCAATCGTTCCAGTTCGTATTGGAGGCGTTGGTGAAAAATATGAAGGGTTGTTTAAAGTTGGGCCAGAAGTTGTCAGGAGCAGGACTTTTGCTGATTATGCCACATACTCACATGAAATAGGTCATTTTTTAGATAAAAAATTAGGAGTTAAGGGCAGTGATGCGGAACTTATAGCTGGAGCAGAAAAAGTATGGGGTGATAACAGTATATTTAGAGAATATACTAATGCCGAAAAACGTGCAGAGGGTATTGCTGAATTTACACGGCAAATATTTGCTGATCCGGAAATGGCAGAACGGAATTTCCCTAAGTATTATAAAAATTTTATTCAAGCATTAGGTAACCCGAATAATAAAGATTTGGCTAAAAAGTTTGACAGGCTTGCTGATGTAATGCATCGTTATTCTCTGCAAAGCGATCAAGCAAGGGCAAGAGCATCCATATCTTTTGAGGATGATTTAAACTTAAAAAATATGGCTCAAAAAGCAGAAGATGTTTTTGCAGAGGCATATAAATATGCAGTTGATGACAAAGACCCTATAAATAAATTTGTTGAAGCTGTTGTTGAAAAAACTGGGAAAGAGTTATCATATGAAGATAACCCTTATTTGCTCGCAAGAAGTGCTGCAAGCAGCTCAAAAGCAAGGGCTACAATGCTTTTAGATGATAAGGGCAGACCTGCAGATGTTATTGAGGCTTTAAATAAAGTCTACAATAATAAATTAAAGTATGCTGTTACATTGCAGGATATTTTAAAAGATGTGGATAGTGTGCGGTTTCCTAAGGATTACCTGCGCAGTAATGGTTATAAGGATAACAGGCAGGCATTTTCTACATATTTAGCTGCTAAACGGCAACTTGAATTACAAAATATTCATAAAGAATATAATGGACCTATGGAGAAGAATGTTGCAGTAAGTATTGTAGAAAATGCTCCGAAGGAATTTGCCGCTGCATCAGAGAAGGTTTATCAGCATTTTGATAATGTTTTATCTATATTGGAAGATGCTGATATTATAAGTGAAAAACAACATAAAATTTTATCTGATAAATACAAGAATTATGTTCCTATGTATAGAGATAGAACACTTGAGGATGCAAAAAATATTCCAGGTTACAAACCAAAGAATGGACTTGCCAATGTCGCAAATCCAATAAAAGATTTAGTTGAATATGGTGGAGAATGGAATGTCATTGACCCATTAGACAGTTTAATTGCCTATACACAGAAGTCTATAGATGCTGCCGAACGAAATAAAGTAGGACTGGCATTATCAAGACTAAAGGATGTAGAAGGGATTGGACGTTACTTAGAAGAAAGGCCAGATTTAGAAGGTAAAGGATCACCAGAGAATTTTGTGTTTACTGTATGGGAAAACGGCGAAAAGAAATCATATCAAACGGCACCAGAACTATATGATGCAATGGTTAATTTAAGTTTGCCAACATTTAATATTGTTGAAAAAGTATTTATGACACCAGCCGAAGTTATGCGTGCTGGTGCAACTGGAACACCGGCTTTTTGTATTTTTAACCTTGCCAGAGATACTTTGACTTCTGTTTTATATTCTAATAATACAACGATTCCTGTTATTGAACCAATTGGCAATACGATGTATGGACTTTGGGAAGCATTGCGAAGTAATTATCATAAAAAAAGCAGCCTGTATAGAGAGTTTGAAGCGGCTGGTGTACCGATGACGACACGTATTTCTACAGATAGAGCAAGCTTAAAATGGCAGAAGCTGCAAGAAACTTTTGGTATAAAGCAAGGCACAATGGTTTATAAAGCTTTTCAAAAGCTAAACCAATCTCTTGAAGAAGCTGCCAGATTAGGTGAATTTGCTGCAGGACGCAGAAAAGGAAAAAGTATTCAGGAAGTTGGATTGGAAGCGAAAGAAATAACTACAGACTTTAGCAGAGGCGGGAGTTTAGCGAGAAAATATAATAGATATGTTCCGTTCTTTAATGCGGCTATTCAGGGTACTGACAGGCTCATTAGAGAGGTTAAGGCTCACCCTGTGCGTTTAGGTGCCAGAGTAGGGACAGCAATAATATTACCTGCTTTATTTGAATGGTTGGCGTTTCATGATGAGGACTGGTATCAAGATGTTCCGCAGGATATTAGGGACAATTATTTTATTGCCAGAGTTGGTGATGAAATAGTAAAAACTCCATTACCGCAGGAAGTTGCATTTTTATCTGGCGGATTAAAAAGAGGACTTAGTAAACTACTTGATGATAATCCAGATGCAATGAATAAATGGGCTTCTAATACTCTTGATACAATGCTGCCTGATTATGTTCCTGCTTTTATGAAACCGTTTTTAGAATGGCAGTCATCTTATAATTTCTTTACAGAAAAGAATGTTGTACCTGTAAGTTTGCAGAATCTACCAGATAGAGAACAATATGATATTTATACAAGCATGACTGCAATAAAACTTGGTCAGGCACTGAATGTTTCTCCGAAGAAAATTGATAACTTGATTCAGAATGTAGGTGCTACTGGGGCAGTTACTTTAAATGCTATGATCGTCGATTATGCTTTGGGGCGTGAAAATGAGTTGCCTGCTAAATATATGAATGAACAGCCTGTGATTGGTCGTTTTGGGTATACGCCGGGTAAGCGAAGCCAGAATATAGAGGATTTTTACCAGCTTTATAATGATACCAGTAAAGAGTTTAACGCTTATGGTAAGTTAGGTAAAAATGCTAAAAACTGGAATAATTTAAAAAATGCAATGAAAAAAGTGCGTGCGCTTAATAAGAAGCGGAAGACAATACTTAATAATCCTAAGTTGTCTGCACAGGAAAAACGTACACAGATGGATAAGTATCAACAGGATATTATAAGGATTGCTACCATGGCAAATGAGAAGTATAGTTTAAAAGAATAAAAATAACCGCCCCAATTCTGGGGCGGTTTAAAAGTATTTGCTGCTGCAGTTACTAGTTAGTTTATTTTAATGTGGAAATGAAGAAAAGTGAGATGGTCTCATTAATAATAAATATATGAAAATTAATATCAAGGAGATGACTTTAACTAAGCGCATCGTTTCCTCTATTAAAGGGGAATTAATATTGCGAATTAAGTATTTTGAAAAGAGATGAAAGAAAAAAAATGTAGGTATTGATATAACTGCCATCGTTAATGCTAATTGATATATTAGTTCAATAATAAAAAGAGCATTAAACATATATCCAACTATTATTTTTGAAAAGGTACCATCAAAATTTTTATAAGGGAACAAAAATAATAAAAAAATAATCAAACTTGTGGAATAAAAGAACTTTGAATGTACAATTGATTTTATTTTGTTTGGTACTGAATCTGTGGGTAACCAAAATACAACTGCATATGCAATCATAATGAAAACAATTGTAAAGAATAAAACGATTATATTGCTTATAGTTGTGTAAATAAAATTAAAATATGTCATATATTGTCCTTCTTTAATATAATACGTATTCATGCATAGACGTCAATTTTTACAAATGATTTTAATTCGTGCATTTTTGATAAATTAATATATAGTATGAATTTTTAGCGTTTTGTAAAAGCAATCATTCGTAGCTTAATATTTCCACAATTATAACATGTTCATAATAAAAAATAAAACAGCCTACGGGCTGTTTTAAAGTTAAGGTTTATTAAGGTATTCCTCTATGAACTTATTCAAGTCATTATCTTGATTGTCCACTATTATATATAAATCATCAATAATAGAATGTTTTTTTGAATCTGTAATGAATTTAAACCGACCTGAAATATAAGCAAAAAGTCCGATTACTACTTCACTATCTCTGAAAAATTTGAAAAGCAAATAACCATTCTGTGAAATAGGGTCAATTTCAGCAAAATATGATTCATGTTCCAAAAAATCATAATCATTAAATTGAGGGAAAAAGTTCAAAATAAAATCATTCATGATTGGATGTGTTGAATTAAAATGTTTGTTTTTATCTAAGGAAACTGGATCTCCATTGTCATCCAAGACCATTATTTCTTCTTTTAAGTCTTCAGGTATCTTTTTTATGAATGGAACACTTTCAACTTTGGGGAAGATATCCCAGTGAACCAAAGAGTTCTGTGTATCGTATATCAATTTTTCTACTAATTTATAGACTTTAGAGTCAGACTTTGATTGAGTATCTAAAAGCAGATAATCTAAAGTTACATTAAATAATTCTACAAGCTTTTTTAATAATTCTGGATCGCTAGGAATACTTTTTCCAGTTTCGTAGTAACTAACAATTCTCGAGGATACTCCTAACTTTGTAGCCAAATCTTTTTGGGTCATACCCTTGGCTTCACGGAGTTTCTTTAAATTTTCACTGAAAGACATATTAATCACCACCTGACGCAATTATAACAATAATAATTATAATACACAATATTTTTCTCAAAGAACATAAAGACGTATATTGATATAACTAACGAATTACGTTAAAATTAAAGCGATGAAACGAGAAAGGAGGATTGAAAATGAGGCCAACAATTGATTTTAAAGATGATCTTGGAGCAGTACTTAGATACCACTGCACAAAAGTTGGAATTAGTATTGCTGGCTATGTCAAGGGGTTAGTATATGATGATTTGTTAAATAAGTATCCTAACTTGCTTGATGAAACAAAAAAAGAAACTACCATCAAATAGTTCTTGGCGGAACAATGGTAGTTTCACACTGAAAGAATGTTCAAGATAAACATCATTCTTTTAACAGTTTATCATATATTGAACATTCTTTCAAATTAAAATTGAAAGGATGTATTTTTATGAAAAACGAACTGAAGATTTTTGAAAACGAAGCTTTTGGTAAAGTTAGAATAATTGAAAAAAATAATGAGCCGTGGTTTGTAGGCAAAGATGTTGCTGATATTTTGGGGTATAAAAATGGCAGCCGTGATATTAACGTCCATGTTGATGAAGAAGATAGGCTAAAGTACCAAATCCGTACCGCAGGTCAAGCGAGAGAGCAGACACTTATTAACGAAAGCGGATTATACTCATTGATTCTATATAGTAAGCTACCTGCCGCAAAGAAATTCAAACGCTGGGTAACAAGCGAAATACTTCCTGCGATTCGCAAAACTGGATCGTATTCTGCAAATCAGGATATCAAAGCTAGAGAAGTAGAAGCCCGCTTAAATAACAGTAGGGCAAGAGTAGCATCAACTTTTCTTAAAGTAGCTCAGATGACAGATATTAGCGAGTACAAGCATATCTGCCAACAGAAAGCGGCAGAGGCCTTAAGTGGTGTACCATTATTGCCGATGCAGGCTATAAATGAAAACACTCTATCTGCAGATGAGGTTGGCAAAGAATTGGGTATTAGCGGTAATATGGTTGGCAGAATTGCTAACCAGCATAATTTAAAAACTGCGGAATATGGTAAATATTTTTATGACAAATCACGCCATTGTCAAAAACAGGTAGAATCGTTTAGATATTATAGGAAGGTAATTCCAGTAATACAAAGTATTATTGATAATAAAAAAGTAGGAGCGTAATATAAAATAAGAAACACCCGCCGCACCGTGGAAAGTATAGCGAGTGTTTCAAGCACCAGCCGAAGCTGATAACAATAGTATAGCAGTTTTCGGCTGGTATATCAAGGAGGATATACCATGAACGGAAATAGATCGTCGTGCCCTGACGATAAAGTAGAAGCTGTCGCCAGATTTATACACGTGGTAAAAAATATGAATCGAAATGAGTTTGAAGCAAAATATATAAATGAAAGCAGTGATCATAAAATGGAATGTTCGTCGAATGATGTAAAAGACTATCTTGAAGAATGGAATATTTATAATGATTGGTTAGATGATTTGCTTGATGGGTTGGATTGTTTATGTAATAACGCTGCCGTTTCAGAGCTTGCTAATGCAATAAGGCTTTACTCTAAAAAGCAAGGTCAAGTAGAACTCAAATTAGAGAGGCTAGGCATTCAAGAAGATAGTATTTTGAATATTTTATTTCAGATGGACGAGAAAAATAAAAAGTTTCCGACAAAACGCCTATAAAAATGATGATCCAGCAAGAAAATATTATACAGAAATCATAAAACTTTATAATAAGTGGTATAATCAAGAGAAAAACTATAGAATAGATAATAATTGTTAAAAAAATAAAGAGCGGATATCCGCTCTTTATTTTTGTGTTTTGTCGTTTTTTTTGTTGTTATCATTATTGTCATTATTAATTGTTTTTTGGGATGGTTTGTTCTCTGTTGAAAGTATATTTTTTTTACCTTCTAATAATCCACATGTTTCAGTCCACACATATACCACCTCCATGTATTCATTATATTATAAATTGGTAAATTCAATTATCTTTACTATTATAGTACTAGAACTATAATAGTTTGTCAATTTTAGTTTAGTTATTTAATCTTATTTCAAAGAAGAAAGAAAAATAAAAAGTTTCCGACAAAACGCCTATAAAACGGAGTTAAAATATTAATGTAAGGTTATTGGGTTTGATAGCGGAGGCGGTTATATTTTTGGCGACACTTGGCGACATATTGACATGATAAAATAGTATCATAAGTTAGTTAGAATTTAATAGAAAGCGCTTACTTCGGTAGGCGCTTTTTTATTTGGAAGGAGGGAAAACTTTGATAGGCAGCAGTGAAAATAGGATTACATACAATGGGAATGGAGTTGCTACAGAGTTTGGATATTCTTTTAAGATATTGGAAAAGACCGATATTAATGTAGTACTTGTTGGTCCTGATTTAAAAGAAACTGTTTTAACCAAAGATTATTTCGTTGATATGGAGAAGTCAGTAGTGTTTTATCCTGGCTATTCTCCGGGAGCAGAACCACCAGAGGCAGAACGACCACCAATATTACCTGAAGGGTGGCAGCTTGTTTTATATCGTGAGGTTCCTATAACACAGGAATCTCAGTTGGATACTCATTGGCCATTTAATGTTATCGAAGCGGCATTGGATAAACTAACGATAATTTGCCAACAGCTGTGGGACGGTGTAACGAGAGCAATTCGTTTATCAGATTCAGCGCCTAAAGATATTTCTACAGTTCTGCCACAGCCAATGCCAAATGAGAGTTTTTATTGGGATGAAACCGGTAAAAAACTTATTGCTGGGCCTAATCCTAAATTTGCTATGGAGCAGGCACAGGCGAGTGCAGAATCTGCAAAGAAGTCTGAAACGGCAGCAGCAGAAAGTGCTGGATCTGCTAAGGAAGATGCAGAAAAAGCAGAAGACGCAGCAGAGCGTGCAGAAGATATTTTACTTCGTTTTGAAAGCGGCACTATAACAAAAGAGTTTACGGCATCAGATAGCAGATGGATTGAAAGTAATGGTATGTGGCGTCTTACTATGGCAATGGGGAACAGCAGACTTATTGGCGTCTATAGGGAAGTCAAAAAGCCGCAGTATGAAATGGTACTTACCGGCGTATATATGGACGCTGTAAATGTAATCATTGAAGTCCCTGAAAGGTTTGCAGGCATCGTTATACTGGCGTCGCTGACTAAGAAAACCGGTGACAAAGTATATATCAAAAATTTTACTGAAGAAGATTTTACAAAGGTTGGCAGCGATTCTGTACTGACCATATCTGCCGAGGAACACCAGGCAGGGAGCAGTCCTATCATCGTCAGCTTAACAAAGACCATTGATGGTGTTAGCTATCCTTATTATGCTAATACTGGCGTAGATAATAACGGTAACGTTGTTATAAATGTGAGCGAAGCGTTCACAGGAAAAATAATTTTGGATGGAGGTTATTTACAATGACTGTAGAAAAAATTGGAACTGGAACGCAGCGTGAAAGAGATGCTGCGATAAACGCTAATTTTGAAGCGTTAGATACTGGTAAGCTTGATAAAACATCGGCAGATTCTGACTATGCTAAGAAGTCTAAAACTTTAAGTGGCTATGGAATTACTGATGCATATACAAAGACTGAAACTGATAATAAAATTTCTGCTGTTGTATCTTCATTACAATGGAAACCTTCTGTTGAAACATATGCAGATATTGCAACAACTTATCCTAATCCGGCAGACGGCTGGACTGTAAACGTAAATGATACGGATATAACATATCGTTATACTGGTTCAAGTTGGATTGCTATTTCTGCAAACTCCATTCCTATTGCTACTTCTGACACAGACGGCAAAATGTCCGCTGCAATGGCAGCTAAACTGAATGGTATTTCTGAGGGGGCTAATAATTACACGCTTCCTGCTGCAACTGCAAGCGTATTAGGCGGTGTAAAAATCGGTTCTAACATTAATATCAATAGTGATGTTATTTCAGTAAATAATGCGTCTACGACCCAAAAAGGTGTCGTGCAATTAATAGATAGCTCAGTTACAGAAGATTACACCAAAGCTCCAACTGCCGCAGCTATGAAAAGAACATGGGAGTTAGCTTCCGGTAAACAAAACCCTGAGACGACATTATCCGGCTATGGAATTACTGATGCTTATACGAAAACCGAAGTTGATAATAAAATAACAGAAGCTGTTGCCGGTGCTGCTGCAGTACTCAAAACTGAATTTACAGCAAGCAGCGCTAACTGGGGAACATTATCAGACGGCTACTATCCATTTACTTTAGCGGCGTCAGGAAAACACTTCTTCGGCATGTACAGAACTAACGGCAGTACATATGAGAGTGTTATGGTTGATGCCGTTGAAAGCGGCAGCAATATTATAATTCAAAGTACGGAAAAGTTTGCCGGCTTTATTCTGACGATTTGAGGTGAGGAAAAATGGGACTTGAGGGATTAGTAACAGTTGAAAAAATAAGAGCTGCAATCAATGCATCACTATCAGGTCTGAGTAACTCTAATGCAACGATTACTATAACAAAGAATGATGGTACAACTAGTACTATTACCATTAACAATGTAGCTAATGCGACTACTGCAACAAAACTCGGAAGCAGCACTGTAGGCAGTGGCGTAAAGGCAATTTATCTTAATGCAGGTACGGCAACTGCGAGTAATAGTACTGTGGGGAACAGCAACACGCCGGTGTACTTAAACGCTGGCACTATAACAGCTTGTGATGCAAGTATTGGTTCCGGTTGGACTGTTTCAGAAGGGTTGGCAGGTTGGGCGCGAGAAAATACCACTGGCTTCACCATCCAGTGGTGGGTAGGGAATACTGATGCTACATATAGAAGCATTACTTATCCTAGAAGTTTTTCAACTTTGTATTATGCAAACGTTATAGCGTCCAGCAACTGCGAAACATTTGTTACAGGTGTTAGTAATACCAGTATTAGTTTTTGCCTATGTGATGGTTACAATGATGATCGCTGGGACGGTTCACAGCCTTGTAGGCTTTATGCTTGTGGCTTGACTTAACTTATGCCAAACGCTACATACCTTTGTCCTTGTCCTGGTGATCCAATGGTGAAACCATTGTTAGAGATAGATGTTACAGTTACTTGGTTCTTATATAATGGTTCACCTTTATTGTTATTAGTTTGCATTACAACCTGAAACGCTGTTGTAAAAGTGCGAGGAAAGGTAGTTGTATCGCCCCACTGGATGGTGAAGCCAGTGGTATTTTCTATGAAAAGGAGAACTATATGACTTACTTGATTAAATTCGATGAAACCGGCAGACGTGGGGAAACCTATGTCGCCGAAGAAAAAACACAGGAAGAAATTACAGAACTGCTTGAAAAAGGTTTTGTACAAATTCCAGAAGAAGATTATCAGCTTATTGTCGGTAATATTGATGGTCATGAGTATATACGTAAATCTGATGGAAGTTATAGTATATATGAACCTCCTACGCCTGACTTAGAAGAACTGAAGGCAAATAAACTGGCAGAGGTAGACGCTTGGACAGAAGGAAAAATCACCGGCGGTTTTACGTCTGAATGTAGTGGAGAACTGGTCAGATACGATAGCGATAAAGATACACAACTTACAATGCAGGGTATAGCCTTGAACGTAAATACTGATCGCTTTGCTGTAGAATATCCTACAGGCTGCCCTGTACGTGGTTACGCAGACGGAAGCACTGACAAAACGATCTTCTATCTTACTCCGGAACAGGTGCTCGAGTGGTGCGCTGATTTATCTACCCATATAGGTACTTGTAAGCAGGCAGGTTGGAATAAACAGGCTGAAGTAAATGCAGCTCAAAGCAAAGAGGAATTGGATGCGATTATTTTAGATTAGGCGGTGCAAAGATGGTAGAAACAGTAATGGCCGCAATAACAATTTTTAGTTTTTTATTTGGTATCGCTGGCTTTGTGTTTAAGATATGGATAATTTCTCCGTTGTCAACGGCAATAGAAAATTTGCAGAAAACTGTTGATGCTTTGTTAAATACAATAAAAGAAGAACAGACCAAAGCTACAAATATGCAGATTGAGATTGCAAAAGTAGATCAGAGGGCAAGATCTGCACATAACAGGATTGATGAAGTTGGTGAACGGTTACTGTTGGTCGAAAACAAATGTAATAACTGTGCATGTAAGGATAAGTGATATTCATGTTTGAGAAAATAAAAAACTTAATAGTCAGTGCTAGAAATAAAGTAGCCTCAATGTCGCCAAAAATAATGGCGGTCATTGTAGGCTATTTTATTGCAGTCATTTTGCTGGTCTTTACTTATTATGCAGCTTGGCTTTACATGTGGCTGTGGTTAAACAAGATTGTTATGTCCGACTTGCTGGCGCTGATACGTGAGATTACAGGCCCCGCTATGGTCGCATTTGTGACCTTTATCGCTACGAGTTTGGTCGATAAAGACGGTGATGGAGTGCCTGACAATTTAGAAAAGGAGATTGAGAGCAATGGTGACAAAAAGAATCACTTTAGATGAGCTGCGACAGTTAGCTAAAAGAGCTAGAGGTAATATTGATAAGATCTATCTACACTGGTCAGCTGGTAATTATCACCAGTTTTTTAGTGACTATCACCTAAACATTGACAGCGACGGCGCCATTATGGCGACCACAGATGATTTGACAGAATATAAAGCTCATACATGGCGGCGCAATTCTAGAGCTATTGGGATTGCTTTAGCTTGCTGTGTAGATGCTGTAGCTTATGCTGATGGTCGTGTCGATTTTGGAAATGTACCACCGACAGAGTTGCAGATAGATAGTATGGCGAAAGTTGTAGCTGTATTGTGTGAGGAGCTTGGATTGGACATTAATGCCGATACCGTAATGACGCATGCAGAAGCAGCAGACTTAGACGACTATGGACCAGCGACAACCTTTGAGCGTTGGGATTTATGGAAATTACCAGATATACCAGGCGACGGCGTGCTAAAGCTAGGCGGTGATGTTATTCGTGGCAAGGCTATCTGGTGGCAGCAAAACTGGTAAAAGTAGTTGTTGTAGAAAATGCAATACCTTTAATTTGAAGGTAGTTTTAAAGGTATATAGGCAATATGTTTACTGAATAAAGGTGTTAAATAGAAATGCGCTATTTTGAGTATTTTATTCGATAAAATATTCGCGAAAAACGTACAAAAATATTCGATTGAAAGGAGGCGAATGGTAATGATAAAAGTAATGACTTTTTTGAAAGAGGCGGCAATTGTAGTAAAAGAGCAGCCGGGGGTATGCTTTGCGATCCTGGTGCTGGGCTTTGCTTTGGGAGCTATGCATAGCTGGTTCGGTCTGTGATCTCGAAATAACTTTGCTCATATTCAGCTTGTGCGCCGAGAAAGAACTGTTGCAAAAGAAAATAGTAAGGCAACGGTCTAAAACGGCGCACGTGGCTAATATGACTGTAAAAACAGGAAAATAATATACATGGAGTGAAAATCGTGTATGAAAAAATATATAATCATCGGTATTGGATTATTGTGGTCATTATTATTGCTTGTATCGCTGCCTGCTGTATGTTCTGCGGAGGAACTTCCGGAGACAATAACGATGTCTCGGGAACAGTTCAACGAATTACAGACGATAATAAACAGACAGGAGAATCTATTGACCGAGCTGTCGAACATGTCGGCAGTGCAGGAGATGAACTCGAGCGAGCTGAAGAAGCTAATCGAAGAGCAGCGTTTATCCTATCAGAAAATCAAAAGCGAGCTAACGAGTGCGCAGGAATCATTATTGAACTCCAAAAAAACAATAGCAGAGCAAAACAAATCCTTGCAGACGTTGAGCGAGCAAATAAAGAAAGAACAATCCAAAAGTGAGCTTAAGCAAAAACAAAAGGCTTTATGGGGATTTATCGGAGGGGCATTAGTTGGAGCGATAGCAGCGAGCAGGTGATTATATGGATAATTGCCGATTGCAGGCAAGAGATTGGCTTTCTCGATCTACCCGTAAGGAATTTGAAGCAATAATCCAGGAAGCCAAGTTAACGCCACGGCAGATGGAAATTATTGAACTGAAGTTTATTCACGATCTCAAAAATTATCAAATAGCAATGCGAATAGATACGTCAGTGCAAACGGTCGAAAGAGATTTGCGGCAGGCGTATAATTCGGTTAAGAGAGTATTAAAGGCGGTCACATGATAAGTGTGACTGCCTTATTTTTTATGTCTTGGTGAGGGAAATATGAAGGAATGTTGACGGATTATAAAGGCTGATTTAAGCGATAATTTAAGTAAGAAACGGAGGCGATAACAATGTATGGAATAAATCCCTACGCTCCTGTAAATCCTGCAATGGCGGGAGTGACACAGCAGCGTTTAGCCAATTACCAATCACAAATGCCGCAGATGTCTACATATCAGCCACAGCAGTTTGTACCGCAGCCACCTATGCCTTTGATGATGAAAGGACGTACAGTAGCCAGCTTAGACGAAGTAAAGGCTGCTCAAATTGATTTGGATGGAAGCCTTACATATTTTCCTTGCCCGGCAGACAGCTGCATATATGCAAAGTATATTGATATGAATGGGATGCCGGTAATACAAAATTATAAATTGTCGCTTGAAAAAGAGCCGGTTCCGAAGAGATACGCTGATGCGGAATTAGTTGAAGCTCTGCAGCAAAAAGTAAATTCTTTAGAACGATATGTGAAGGGGGAGACAGTAAGTGCAAATGAATCCGTTGACAATGATGCAAATGTTTAACCAAATCAAGGGCAGCAATAACCCTATGGGTATGATGCAGCAAATGTTTGGTAATAACCCTATGTTCGGGCGTGCTATGGAAATGGCACAAGGTAAGTCGCCTGAGCAGCTAAAAGAAACTGTTATGAATCTTGCAAAACAACGTGGTATTGATCCGCAGCAAGCTCAGCAAATGCTTTCTCAATTTGGTATTAAAATCTGATCGGTGGCCACCAGATGATTTTAAACAATAAATTTAAAGGAGATGTTCTATATGACTATGGAAGGTAGTGGCGTAATGCCTGTATATGATCTGAATAACCGTACCGCAGCAGCAGACGGCGCCGGGTTTGGCGGCGGCTGGATGTGGGTAGTAATGTTATTCTTCCTGCTTGCCTGGGGCGGCGGTGGATTCGGTGGTTTCGGAGGCGGCGCTAATGGTGCTGTAAATACTTTGACTAATGAATTTCTTTATACCAATCTGAATAGTACTTTAGATCGTGGTTTTAATCAACTCGCAAATCAAAACTTCGGTATTCAAAAAGACTTATGTCAAGGCTTCGGCGGTGTTCAGGCTGCTATTGCTCAGTCCACCTTCGCTGCTCAACAGTGCTGCTGCGAAACCAATCGTAACATTGACGCGGTTCGTTACGAGAATGCTAAAAACACTTGTGACATTACCTCTGCTATTCATGCGGAAGGTGAAGCAACTCGCGCATTAATGACTGCGAATGTTATGCAGGAACTGCGTGACCAACTGCAAGCTGCTCAGCTGCAACTTGGAACTTTGGCTCAGACTTCTAACATCATTAATGCGGTACGTCCGTTCCCGCAGCCGGCTTACATCACTTGCAGCCCGTATCAATCTGCAACCGGTGTTTATGGCTGTGGCGGTTGTGGCACCGTGTAATTCCGCTTAAAGCGTGACTATTAACAGGGGAGCTGTCACGCTTCCCTGTTTTTTATTAAGGAGATGAAATAAAAATGGCAACGTGTAATTGCAGGACGATTTTAACAACCGATGTAGCGGTTACAGGGAATAACCTTGTATTAACTATTCCGGAAGGAACTTATGTAAATTGTGAGAACTACGTTATTCGAGTAGCTCAAGATATTCCTTCTACAGCGACAAATTTGATGCCGGTAGTAATTCAAATCGGTACGGCAGCAACGCAGTACCCGGTACTACGCAAATGCGGTCATCATTTATATGCTAATCAGATAAGAACACGCAGAAATTATATTTTGAAGGTAGCAGCAGATACTAGCTCATTTGTGCTTATTTGCGGCTATATCTGCGCATATAACTGCGGTGCTGTAGCAAGCTTGCCTGTGCCTGTTACGCCTACTGCTGCTGTAGCAGAGAGCAAAAAGGCGGTGAGCAAAGATGCATAAGTACGTGGAATACCTTGAAAAGATTGCCGGTGATCGGGAAAAAGAAAAAGAGCTTGTTGAAATAATCAGCGAAGCTCTTGAGAGAATTAAAAAGCATTGCCCCGATGAATTTTATGGAGCTATGTACAAAATCCATTGCTTGATCTGCGGCCCGCACTTTGATGACCGTTTAGCGGAGAAAGCTGTTTCTCATATGAAAAATGTCGATGGCACTCATGGTGAGCACTGGAGCATGGAGCAAACAAATTCTCTTGCTGCTAAGCATGACATTAAAGAAAAGGCTGACTTCTATTATGTAATGAATATGATGCATAGTGACTACGCCGATGTCTTAGGCAGTGATGTAGGAACGTATGTAAAAATGGCTAAAGCATATATGGAAGATCCTGATGCAGCAGATGGTAAAGTTTTCTGTACGTGGTTGGGACAAATGCGTCGAAAAGAAGAGTAG